ATCAAAGGCTTGTACGCTAGAGCCTATGTCAGATGATTGTAATGCACTGGCAGCTAGTGTGCCTTGTGCAGCAGTAGCATAGTCTGTCGTATCAAATGCTTTAACTTGTGCCAGGTTAGTGACTTCACTATCCATCAATGCACCAGCAGCAGTTACGTTAGTAGTACTTGTTACATCAGCACTAGCTTCAATACCAGATAACTTTGTTTGTTCTGCGTCAGTAAATGCGTTAGTGTCTGCATTACTTTCGTATGCTGTTTTAATCTCACCTGCAGTTTGATCCGCTGTTGCAGCAGTCTCTATACCAGCTAACTTAGTAAACTGAGCATCAGTAAATGCGTTAGTTTCTGCTTCATAAGCAGTTTTAATTTGTGCGCCTGTTTGATCTGCAGTTGCACCTGTTTCAATACCTGATAGCTTAGTTTCTTCAGCAGTAGTATAAGATGCAGTAGTACCTGCAAGAACAGATGAGAATGCTTGTACGTCAGAGCCTATAGCTAAACCAAGATTAGTTCTTGATGTTGCTGCACTGTTTACATCAGATAAGTTATTAGCAGCCTGTAGTCCACCACTGCCTGTGGTAATAGTTTGCCATGTTGTTCCGTTCCAGACATAAATAATATCGTCAACAGTGTCGTAATACATTGCTCCTTCAGCTAACGCATTACCATCATTGTCAACGGTAGGAGCAGATGACTTAGCACCTAAGTACCTGTCATCAAAATCATCATAAGAAGCTGCAGCAGCAGTAGCAGAACTAGCAGCAGCCGTTGCAGAAGATGCAGACGCTGTAGCAGAGTTTTCAGATGCTGTAGCAGATGTTGCAGAATTACTTGCAGATGTTGAAGATGCTGTTGCTGAGTTATCAGCAGAAGTGGCTGAAGAGGCAGCAGCATTAGCAGATGTAGTAGCTTCAGCAGCTTTAGCCGTAGCTACACTAGCTTGATTAGCTGCGTCTGTTGTTGCATCTCCTGACCCTCCTGGTCCTCTATATATAGCCATTATACGCCCTTACTTGTTTGCAATATACATCGTGACTTCAAAACCAAATCTCATTTCAGTGTATTCAGGTTTAGTCCACATAGTGTTTCCTTTGTCGTAATTTAAGTAGTTGTTGTTTCTTGTGATTGTCTAGCTCACGCTTGCGACAGAAGTCTTGCCAAGTCATAACACCCTCCTATAAAGAAAGATGCGTTCCTTCGGTTTCCCTACTTCCGTCCTAATGGATGAACGACAATAATAAAACTCCCCAAGCCTTGTGAGCCTGGGGAGATACCTACTTAATTAAGCAGGAACAGCTAGAGCAACAGCAGAACTGTCACGTAACTCAGCTACACCGTAAAGCATATCTGTCGTGAACAATGTTGCAAGCCACTCTTGCTTGTACTGGGTCTGTGAACGTACACCCATCTGCTCAGCAAGACAGAAAGCATCTTTGTGAGCCATGAGACAAATACGGTCAGCTCCAGAGTTACCAGCGCCTGAGTCAGCATTGGTTGTCACATAGGCTTTAACACCATAGAGATCACCAATCTGTCCGTTACGGATCGTGTTGTTTGAGCCTTGCTCACCAACAAAAGACTCAGAACTAAATCTGTCAATACCCATCAAGGTATTTCTTGTTGTAGGTGGAACGATCAATAAACGATCTGTCATTGGTACATCAGCATCATCAAGTCGTTGAATAGAACGTCTTACACCTGCATCTGCCAATGCAGCAGCATTAGAAGAGGTAGAGTTGTAGACGGTAGTTCCATTAGAACCGATGAATGCGTTAGTCGTTGTGGCTGCTGTTGAGTACGCAGTACCTGAACCAGCAGTCCGACCTAGCCGAATCAAGTCAGTATCAACTTGTTTAGCAATAGCGAAACCAGCGTCATCAGTGTAGAACTTTCGTAGAGAGCTTAGAGCTTGTGTCTCAACGATGTCCTCAATGAAGCGTGAGTATTCGTAGTGCTTGTCGATGTTGACCAGGATCTCGTTCTCAGTTGCAGCAATAAGCGTTACCTGAGTTGATGCTGCCTTTGCAGACGCTGCACCACGAGTTGGTTTAGGAATGTGAAGCACATCACCTTTTTTGCCTTTAAAAGACATCTTGGAGAACAAGTTAGCAGCGACAAGATTAGACTTGTAAGCTGCAACAATCTCATCACTCCAAATCTCAGGGATGAACTTCGCTGCGGTAGTGGTTGTTACATTATTAGTACCTAGTGCCATTTCTTATTTCCTTTTCATTTAATAGATTCTACCTTCCTCATAAGCGAGTAAGATTTCATCTGAATTAGCATAGTATTTATCAGGGTTAGTTTTTAAAAGATCTTGTAGAGCCAATCTACTATATCGTTTCTTAGAACTTACACCAGTAGCACCTGTATCAACAGAAGCAGCCTTCAAAGATTTACTTCTAGTCTCTTCAGACTTAGTGGTGATGGTCTGCTGATCTGATTGTTTACTACCTGAAATAGCTTTCCAGGTACTAATCAGTTCAGTAGCAGAAGTAATATCATAACCACCATCAGCTTCTTGATATAGTTTTTGTCTGATTGGTGAAGCATCAACCCATTGTTTAAACTCCGGGGTTTGTATCACTTGCACATAATCAGGAAACTGTTGTTGTAGCTGTTGTTGAGCAGTTTGAGCCTTCATAATGAGGGCTTGTTCTTGCGCCTGTTTAATCGTTGGATGATTAGATAAATAGTCATCCATCGCTTCTGTAGGTTTCTTAAAAAACTTCTCGTTTGGATCTTCATCTTCTTGAGTTGGCTGTTGTGCTTTCTTTTGAAGAAGTTCTCGTTTCATCATGTCATCAAAGAACTTACGATGCTCACCTACCTCTTGTGCGTGTTTACCAATTAGCTTTTCAGCTTCTTGGTGCATCTTTGCAAGATCTTCAACTGTTTTACCCTTGTATTTATCAGGTAGTATGCTTTCAGGGTTAGCCTCAACAGCAGGTTGCTCTTCAGGTTCCTGTGCCTCTATCTGTTCCTTTTTAGCAGGTTCTTCACCTACCTCATCAGGTGTAAAGTCAAGGTTTTGTTGTAACGGATCTTCAAACTTAGCCATATATAAAACTCCTGTCAACTATGTGATTGTAGGATATAAAAAATGCCACTGGACGTTCAGCCTCTGCGTTTTTCAGCGACTCTTGTTGCTTCTTCATGTTTTCTAGCCCAAGCATCGGCTGCTGTAGGAAAATCACCAGTGATTCCTTCAAGCGCGATACGAGGTGCTGAGATAATACGAAGTGCCATTAGTTGACAAACAGGACACTCAATAGCGTTTACCTTGTCATCAACGTAACTTTCTGTGGTGTGATTTTCAGCACACCTAAATTCAAATATTCTCTTACTCATTGTTCAGTTGCTCCCAGGCTTCCTCAGAAAGTTTTTTGAGAGTTCTGATCCAATGTAAAACATCTAACTGACCTTTACGAAAGTGCAACTCCTCAAGGCTTTGTGTAGCCATCAAGTTGTTTCTTTCTTCAATCATCGTTTCAACATCTGTCAACAAATCTGTGTAGCCTTTTGTTCCCATCATGTTGAAGCGTTCTTCATAATACTCTTGGAGTTCTTTATCCAATAGGAGTTCTCCTGTAAATGCAAATAAGAATCATTCCTATTTACTTGAGGCTTATCCTACCACAAATAGAACGGTTTGTCTTAATTATTTGCTTATATAACTTTTTATTATAAAAAATCGTATTTATATAACAAAATAATTGTACAAAGTGTTTACTTTTATGAAATTCGCTTTAAAATAGATTCAACACTTAAGAAACAACAAGGAGATAAAAAATGAAAGTTAAAGATAAAAAATCAAAAGTTCACAGCCTTAGCAGAGGCTGGGAGAAAGCTCTTAAAAAAAGAGGTAACAAAAAGCAAAGGCAGTTCGATAAAAAAATGATTACAAAAGGAGAATATTAAAATGGAAGAAGTTCAAGCTCTTAATCATATTACTGCTTTAATCGAGGAAAAGGGTGTGGAGAAATGCACACCAGAAACTCAAGAGGCTTACGAAGTTTTAAAAGAATTAGCTTACAAATTAGAAACAGATTTTGTTTTGTATAGACCTTAAACTAGGAGAAAAAAATGGAAAATTTAGACAATGTTTTGTTTTACGAAATGACTGAAAAGCAAAAAGAAATATTTGAGAAAAATTGGATACAACAATGCGCGGACGGCATTGTTGAAAATTGCGAATGGACTCTCGAAGATGCTTTAGAGCGAGCCATAATCGATTACGAAAGATGGCTTGATTATGAGGGGGCTATTGCTAGAGATGAAGCCATTAAATGGAACAGAGAAAATGGGAAAGGAGATTCAAAATGAAATTAATTTCAACACGACATTTCGGAAACAACTCAATGCGTTTTGCTTTGGTAGGAAAGAGAGGAAGGAAGTGGACTAAAGTAGTTGTCTGCACTTCTCCGATCAGAGTCGTAAAAGTAGATAACAAGATTGCCGACAAGTTTAAAGAGATTGTTAAGGGTGATCCTAGACTCGGAACAAAACCTAAAGCTGGTAACCCGGTCACTAGAACAAAACAACAAATCAGAGAGCTGGCAGCTTGGACTTACAAAGAAGGATTGCCAAAAACACTGACCAACTTCTTGAAAGGGGAGTAAGAGTGAGAATATTATTAGAAGCAGTTTTATTCAGCTACGGATCTTTCTACGTCATCTGGCATCTGCTTGATTTTATGTTTTAAGAAAGGGGTGTAAGCCCCTCTCTTTATTGCGTCATTCTCTTCTCTTGCATTTGCTTATCGACTATCCTCTCTTTCGACTCAATATCTTTTTCTTTAATTAATAGATCAGCAATCTTAGCTCTCTTAGTAAACTCTTCAGTATCCTCATCCTTAATGTTAGCTGATAGGTTTCTAACCATGTCAGTCTTAACCTTGTCCTCCATCAGAGAAGCCTCAATCATGATCTTCTGAGCATTAGCCTGTGCTTCTTGAGCATCAGCCATAGACTCTTGCGCTCTGGCTTGCAGTTCAGCAGTCTGAGCAGCTAGATACTGCATCTGAGCTTGCTGTGTCTGCATCTGCATCTCCTGGGCTTGTGGATTAGGCTGAGACATCTGATCTAACTGAGCTACTAACTGCTCTCTGTTTAGCAACCCGGAAGTGGACACAATGCTCTTTAAAATGACAGGAACAATAGGAGACGATGGTCCTAGTGTTTGTAACAGACCAATCAACTGTTGCTGCTCATGCTCTCTAGCAATAGCACCTATAGAGGACATCGTAGTAAACTTAAAGTCCTTCATAGGATATCGTTCTGGGTCAAACTGCATATAACGATACGCAACCTTCTTAACCATCGGTATGATGAAATCGTCCTGAAACGATGCCATTGCCACACGATTCTTCTTGACAATAGCAGACATAGCTAATGACATACCCATACCGTTGTTCTGTCCTCCTCCTGCTGCGCTCTTGACCAACTCTGACGAGTCTAGTGTGCCTGTAGCTTGTAGCAGCATTGCCTCAAAACCTTTGGCTGTGTCGTAGTTAGAAGCGTCTGTACTTCCGAACTTAAACGGCTGTAAGATCTCAGCAGGGTTTCCATTAGTTAGGATGTTTTTACCAGGTCTGATCTCAAACTTCATACCTCTCGGTAATCTTGTCGCATCAATACCCATCATAGGTGCAGTGGTTAGAGCTAAAGAGTCCATATGGCTGCGTAGCTGGGCATCAATAGCTTTTTGCATGTTGTAGCCCTTCTCGACTGTTCCAACACCATAGAAACGCCCTGGACGTACTTCAGGTCTATATATAATGATAGGTCTATCTTCCATCATATAAGGAGATCGTTCTGCCTTTAATAACTGACCATCATTAGCAATAACTACAATTGCTTCAACCATGTCAGCTAAACTAGATTTTTCCTCATCATCAGGAAACAATTCTTCTGCTTTTTGCTCTACTTCTCCAGATGCTTCTAACAAGTCTCTAGGAACTAGACCATAATATCTAATAATTTTAACTTTATCGTCTTGATATGTTGTTGATTCTATCTCTGAAGACTCTAAATCGTCATTATCATATTGAGTATCAATATCTACGTTTTTATAGACTCCTGAAGCAATTCCACGCAGTATTTGATGATAACTAATATATTCTTCAACACCAATACCCATAGAATCGTCTACAGAATCAGCATTTGGGTCAATCAGTAAGTTTTTAGGGTTAATCGGTTTAATTTTTACTGATACTTTTTCTCTTTCGGTGACTCCTACCTCTGCCATGCCTTGTTCTGGCATTTCTTGAGTAGTGGGAACACGTTCTAGTTCAGTTTTAACTAAAACTTCCCCGACACCTGTCCCATAAATCTCTGCCAGCTTAACAATAGAGGAAACATTGTTGATATAAGCATTATTATGTGTGTCTTCTAACAACAATGCTTGCATTACCTCTATGTCAGCAGAATCTTGATCTAATCCGTCATCACTTATTTCAAACAGTTTTCCGGATCCAGCAAAGCCTTCCATAGTTTCCGCAACCCTGTTATCAACAGCTTGGCGGGTGGCAGGACTAATGATTTTACTACGCTCACTATCCCTTGTACGATCTTCAGCGGACCAAATTCCATAGTATATCCTCTCATATTCATCCCACTTGGTTTCATAATTAGAGTCTCTCCAGTCTCTCCACCTATCACAGTGGTCAACCACGAAAGACACCAGCTCTTTCTCACTTTGTGTTTCAGGTACTTCTTCTTCCATAAAATCTGTCTGTTCAGCCATATTTATTTCCCAGGTTTAAATTTTTCTAGTGGAGTACCTTTTTTATAATTCTTGGCGTAGTCTAGTGCTTCATCTTCTGACTTAAACTCTTTAAAGTTTCCAGTACGCATAGCATGATCCAAAGCGTTTTTAAAGTCTTTAAACTCGTAAAGCTCTCCAGTTTCAGACATATATTGGATCATAGGAAAAGCCACAGGTCTGCCATCTACTGTTGTGTTTGACATTAAATGCGTAGCGTATCTTTCTTGATCCATGAACGCACCTTTTTCTGTCTTATCTATGTAAGGATAGTTCTGTGGGTTGTTTATTCTATCTATAAACTCTGGTTCATTGTTGGGCATATTAATATCCTGATATCCAGTCTAAAGGTTCGTATTCTTCATCTAAATCTTCAAAGTACATCACTACGTTAGCTATCTGAGCAATTAAACTTACTGAGTCAACCATGTCATCATGCACACCAGTGGTAGGAAAGTTAAGCAGCTCATCTTTAAACTCTTTAACCCAGTCACCATCACACAATTCTACCTGCTTATGCTCAAACCTACCCTGCAAAGCACCCACAACTCTGTCTACCTTGCTTCTGTTACCTATTGCTATCTCTTCTATTCTTGGGTAGATGTTTTGTTTTAACATCATCTCGGTTAAGTAGGGCATGACAGCCCTCATTAGAGAACCTTTTTCTATTCCAATAACTTGCACACCGTATAACTGGGTGTGCTTTAGGATTCTCTCGCATACCTCTTTAATGTCCCACCTTCCTGCGTCAACCTTATCTACCCACCACTTGTTATCGTCTCCTACCTTGACAATAGCTATAGATGTCTGGTCTAAATACTTCTTCTTGTTGCTGGCTTGCTTTGATACGTTCTCAAAACCTGCCAAGTCCACAGCCATGTAGTAAGTACCATGCTCTGGTTCATCGTCTTTATCCTTTACTACCACCCAGTCTTCTTTAAATATGTCTGACTGTGGTGCTTCAAAGTTAGCCATAAACTCCTGCCTAAACGCGAACGTAGACATTGTTTCTTTAGCTATTTCAATTTCTTCCTTATCTAGCAGTGGGTTATCAAAGCTAGTAAAGTGCCATGACTTCCAATCCTTAACTTCTTTCTTACCCAGCTTGTAGAGATCGTAGAAGTGATTACGTCCCTTCGGTGTACCAATAAAGACACACTGACCCTTCAAGTCAGCTAACGCTGGTCTAAGAATCTGCTCAAACACTGTAGGCTTAATATCTGCATACTCATCGAGTACAACAAACTTTAAAGCTACACCTCGCATCGTCTCTGGTCTATCAGCACCTTTTAACGATATGACAGAACCATTAATCAGTGTTAACTGCATATTGTTAACGTGGCTGCTCGATATTACCGGGTTTCCCAGCTCTAACAGTTGCTGCCACATAATGTCTCTAGCCTGTTGCTGCGTAGGGGCTATGTACCAGACATGACCCTTATCAGCCTCTAACGCAGACACTATCAATCTCCACGCAGCCAGTCTACTCTTACCTGTCCTACGACCAGCAGCTATGACCTTAAACCTAGACTCATCTGTCCAGACCTCCTGTTGCCAGGGTAGTAGCTTAATCTTCAGGTCTGACATCTACAGTCTCGTATTCAATATCTTGTGGTTCCTCTTGTTCTAAAACTTCAGCCTTCTTATCACCTACCATTGATATCTGAATGTTGACGCTACCTCTACCTGCGTCCTTACCCTTGTCAAAGTAAGACATAGGCAGCACTCGATCAATACACATCTTTAAACAAGCCACCTGGTCCTTGTCATCATTGTCAAGAGCTTTGGTGATGATCGTGTTAATCACAGTCTCACCGCTGGTAGCTAACAACCGGGCGTGAAACTCTTTTATTCTGGATGCCTCCCCCGGTGGTCTACCGACAACACCTCTTTTCTTTTTAGCCTCAACCTCAGTCTTTCTCGGTCTACCGCGACCCCTTTTTTTAGGGACATTATCTTTATCAGACAAATGTTTATCCTCTACTTAGATATCTATGTAGGTTTAGAGGTTTAATGATGATAATCATTATATTCATAATTCCTCTAAGGCTACATAAAGGAGTTATCCTAGCATACTTTACTTATTCTTGTATGCTTTTTTTGTAGGGGACATATTCTCCTTAGTTCTAAATGAGCTTATCAGTTCTTAACGTCCGTTAACGTCTATTAGCGGTCCTTAGAGGTTCTTATTAGTCCTTAGGGGTTCTTAGGGGTTCTTATTCGTACCCATACCTAGAACATTATCCTTCATTTTCACTTTTTTTGTGTCTGTTAGGGTATTAATAATAAGATACTAAGCTGGCTGACCTACCCCCC